GCATTATACATCACTCACTAATACAAATTCTTCTTCACAAGTATTACATATCCATAAATTTTTAGCCCGAATGATTTTATCATGCATACACGTCATTCTACCACCCCTCAAAACCTTTAGGTGGCTTGATATGTTTTCTAGTTTCAAGCGTGTATGTCGTTTGAGTTGGTACGTGTAAAGTAGAGTCGATAGTATTTGGAACGGCTTTACAGCCAGTTTTAGGTAAGCACCCTTTTGGATATTTACCACAGTTTGGAAACATACGCTGAACAGGCACGACAATTTCATCATTTGTGACAGGCTTCTTATTCCAAATATCAGGATCGTTGGGTTTCATTGTATTCATTTCATATCATCCTCCTTATACAAGTATGCCACCACCAGATCTTCGATGAAAATTAGAACAACACGAACAGTCATAGCAGTCTTTTTCATTAAAGTGACCACAAACACCACACTCACAATGTCTTTCAGGATCAAGGTTACCTTGCTTCTTATCCTTAAAATATGGTATTTCAGCCATCCATGTTCTCCAAAAGCTTTACCATCTTCATAATTGTCTGCCTATTGACACCAGAAGCCTCAGACAACTTTCTAAACGAAATAAATGGATGACCTCCGTATTTTCTCATTTTAGCCTCCATTCATAGTCACACGAATCACAAATACCACATCTAAATCCACGCATATGCCCCAAGACTACATCCTTGGAACTGCACTTTGGACACTTTCTCATAGTGCTGCTTTCCTCTCTCTTGGATCTAGTTCGTCAACTGCGAATTTTCTGTCTCTGGAGTGATGATCTTTCCAAAAGTACAAAAAGCACATTACAAGTCCAGCAGGTAACCCAACGCCAGTACAGCATAGTATAATACCAAAGAACAATAGCCAACTTGATGGCTTACCTGTGTAATCTGGCTCTAGCCATTTATGAGTCATTTTTTGTCCTCTTCATGTTTTTTATTATGTTTGAATACTATATATAAATGTTCCAAGTCACCCTCAAACCTCCACTTACACTTCTTACACTGAAAGGTCACTAGACCCATGACTAATCTTTACTCTTAATTTGCTTCTTTCTTGGTACACTTCCATGAGAAGTTCCACAAGTTTTTCGATGGTCACATTTACTTCCTGTAACCTTTTTTTGTCGTCTGACATATCCCCTTGGTTTCCTACAGGATATATAAATCTTTCCTTTACCGATCTCGGCTTCGCTCCGCTCAGCCACAATTACAGATGCCATTTGCGTAACATACGTTTACGAAAGTAAGCGATGATTTGATTATATAGTTTGCGTTTACCGTAGAACATTTGGATGCGTTCAACATCATGATCGTGTAGTGTAACCCTACCATTATAATACGGATACATTATACAATCTTTGTGTTGATCGCAGTGTTTTAGCCCAATAGCGTGTCCACATTCATGTAAAAGGGTGTGAATCATGTTATATGTTCTCAATTTTGTCTTCGTATTAGGAGGATATTTGTCAGGATAAACTTCGTGTGCATTTCTCTTTTCTCCATTGATGGACCAGATTACTGTATCGTTAAATGTAATATCGCCCCCAATCTGCGTTCCGTTTGGGAAATATGCGTATGCTAAAGTGCTAGGTCTTTCTTTGAACAGCTTATCGTCTTCTGCCTTTACAAATCTCATCTCAATGTCTGCTGTTTTGTCTTTATTTCTTTCTCTCTTAAATCTAATATCTTTACACCTCAAGCCCCACTGTCTCAATGCTATTGCTAATGCTTTATCTTCAAATTCATCATCCGGGAAGTTCTCTGATGTGTTTGTGACCTTGTAAGTTACAAAGCCCCATTTTCTAGGTCGCCCAGCTCTATCATGATGTTTTTTAGGATTCCATTTATGCTTCCATTCGTCTATTTCTGCATATGAAAAATCTAAATTAATATTAGAATGAAACGTTTCTTCGTCAGAGTCAATTATACAGAAAGTGTCCATGTCAGCACTTCAAGTTCAATTTTATGCAGTAGTCATTGAGTGTAGTTGGTGCTGCTGTTTCTGTTGGAAAAATCTGAATGTTAATTTGTGATATAAATATAATGGATATGAATATCGCCATAATGATTAACGTGACTGCAATGCCAAAATGTTCTGCGTTCATATTAAGCCACCATTACATATTTTTGTAGATGCTGACATAGGTTCTTTACATATTTCAGGCATATCTACCTCTGTACCAGTCATATATATAATGATTACTAGCAACATCGTTAACATTAAAATTATTAAACCGATATGTAGGGTATGTTCATTCACCATCTTCATCAGGACTTAACATCTTTTCTTCCTTAATTTTATCCTCTGCAAGGAAATTTAGCTTGTAAAACGTCATCTTTGCCCTTTGATTGATGTTACTTAGTGGTTTACCTTTCTTACCAAACGCTAACATGAACCAATCCATGATCTCGTCATAGTCATCTATTTCTAATTCCACCATAGAATACCTTAATGTTTAAATACTTAAGTTTTAACCTAGCTGGTTCGCCTAAGACCAGTCCTCCCTCTCGGGTATGCAGACTCACACTACTAGGTATTTTTGTTCCGTAACGTTTATATTAAAATGTAATGTTTTGAAAGTCTTGAAAAAGGACTCCCGGAGGAAAAGTTTCTTTGAAGCGTTGTTTGATATTGTTGTTGGTTTTTTGATCTATTTACCTGTGAATTTTTTCGTTCTGCCTTATTTTACAGATGGAATAAACGAGTATAATCTTGCTACAATGCTAAGCATATCAGTAATCTATTCCTCTATAGCCATTGCACGAAAATACCTAATTAGGAGGTGGTTTGTGAACAAAAATCTAACAAGAACATTACAAAAACTGACAAAGTTTATAAAGTAGTGAGTTATGAATAACCTATGAGTAGATTTTCTGCCTTTAGAGAATTTATTACTGGTAGGCAGGGAGTAGATAAGGCTTACAGTGAAACAACCACAAGACCAAGCATCGCACAGCCATATATGGCTACAGATACAGGTGCAAAGTTACCAATTTTTCCGTTCCCTCTAATAATGATATACGAATTAGCAGATAATATCGATGCATTGAGAATTCCAATAGAGACATTAAATCGTGAAATATTCAAAAATGGCTTCGAAATTGTCGAAAAATGGAAGTTTAAGTGCACAAATTGTGGAAAAGAGTTCCAATATGAGCCACTTGTAACAAACCTCCCAGATGACCAACCTTTCCAATCTAATGAAGATAATCAAGACAACTCACTACCAAAAACGAAGCGTAGAACGACCAATAAAGCGAAGCAAACACTCGTTGAAGATGCAGTAGAATGTGATAGTTGTGGAAATACTAAATTATTAAGACCAGAACCAAAGAATAGGAAGTTACTTGAGGGTTTGTTAAACGAGCCAATTAATTCAAACGAACAGTCCTTAGAAGACGTAGCAAGGCAATTAGAGAGGGATCTTGAAGTCGCTGACAGTGCATATTTGCTTGTTCTAAAGAATTATTGGATAGATGACAAGACTGGTCTGATATCAGAGAAGAAAACAGAGATTAAAGAGATGTTAAGAATTGATCCACCACAAGTTGCTATGATAGCAGACAGTGATGGAAGAATAGGTTATGATGATAAAAGAAACGAAATATTTGTATGTCCTAGATTTGAACATAGAGATAAACGACTTACATCAAACACCTGTGACAAGTGTGGAGCACAAGCATTAAAAGCCATTATGGAAGTTAACTCCGTATACTCTATCGGTATACCACAACCAAAAAGAGTTATCTATGGTGAGGGTGAAGTTATTTGGAAAGCAGGTAAGTACAAACCCGGATTGATTTATGGTTACTCGCCAATCTATTCCGTTTGGTCCAAGGCAATGTCCTTGACACACATGGATGAATATATTAGAAAGTATTTCGATAAAATGCGACCTCCAAGAGGTATGCTATTAATTGCTTCACGTAATTACGAAACATTCAGAAAGTCTTGGGATATGTTAGAACAGAAAGCAACAGAAGACCCATACATGATACACCCACTTTTAGTCGAAAGTGAAAAGGGTGGAAAGAACATGGCACAGTGGATTGACTTTACAGGTTCATTGAAAGAATTAGAGTTTATGGCACTCCGTAAGGAGCTAAGACAGATAATTGGAGCGATTTATGGTGTTTTACCACTTTACTTTGGAGAGATGCCTAGTGGTTGGTCACAAGAGGGCTTACAAGTTACAATAACGAACAGAGCAGTTACATGGAGTCAAGACATACTCCGTAAGGCATTTTTAACTAAAATAGCACATTTGTTAGATGTTAACGATTGGGAATTACGATTAAAGGCTGGAGAAGAGACAGACAAACTAAGAGAACTACAAACACAGTCAACCGAAATACAAAACATGGCAGCAATGCAAGCTATGGGTTTTGAAGTAAAAAGAACACATACTGGAGAGTTCAAGGTATCAAAAGACCCAATTATAAACCCAATGATGATGGCACAAGAAGAATCACCAAAAGGAAACAAAACAGGTCGTGGAAATGCGATGGGTCAAAAGCAAGAAAACAAACAAAGTTTCCAAGGAGAACCAAAGAGAGGAAGACCATCTGATCCGGGAGGAACAGGTCAAGGATCACCTTCAAGTGGTACAGGTACTACAATGAGTAAGAAGAATTACCCAGATGGTATAACACCACATAACTTTGAGGTTGTTAAGAGTATTTTACAATCATCGGTAGACTTTGGATGGAAGAAAACAGAGACAGTTGATCAGTTAAGAACTAAAGCGTTTATGACAGTTAGAGATGCAAGAGACGTATATGATAACGAATTATCCAATACAAGGAGGTGGGAAGATGGAGAAAAAGAAGATAAAGCATAAACATGAAGACGGTATTGAACACGCACATGTGGATGGAGATAAACCACACACACACGAAATTACAAAGCAAACAGTACAAGTAAAGCCAAAGTCGGAGATAGTGGTACAAAGACATGGTATTACATACAAGGTTGATGAGCAATTAGAGGATTTTAACAAGAAAGTAACAAAGGAATACAACGATACTATAAAGAGAGCAGGATCAGTTAGAGAGAATATAGAAAAGAGAGCTGGTTCAGTTTATACAGCAAGTTACAAGCTAATAGATGAAACAATAGAGGATATAAAGAAGATGAGTAGAAAAGTTTCTACAAATGACTATTCAGCAAACAATGTTTACCTAATACTACAAGATGCTTTAAAAAAGGTAAGGTTAGCTGAAGCATGAAACTACCAGTCAATGTAGGTTCGTATATTGGTCAGAAGCTTTGGAATCTGCACCAAAAGAACGAACATACTAGGGTAGATAACTACAAAGAGGGTGTATGTTTACTATGCTTTCGTAAAGACGTAGTTAGTGCAACTGTTATAGACATATGTGGTGATTGTGCAAGCAAGAGGGGTAGAGAGGCACTACTTGTCGCTATAGCCGACAAATATTACGGAATGTGTTATGTGTGTGGACTATATAAATTCCATATAGAGAATATCAATGCCAGATTTTGCATGCCATGTTATCAAAGAATTATGGGTAGAATAAAGGAAGATCATCATGGTCAGGAAGACCCATTTTGGAAAAGCATGAGAAAGAAGCATGGAAAGGATTGGAAGTTTGCCATGAACGACCCTACCAAATCAATAAGAAGATAATTTAAATATAGTTAAATAACCTATTCAGCATGGACTGGAAAAGGGCAAGAAAACGACTTCATTGTGATTGTAGTATCCATGATGTCGTATCTAGTGTTTTGGAGTATCTCATTATAACTCCAATGTTCGCCACTGCTTATCTTGCTGTTACAGTTCCTTGGATGCTGTTTGTTATCAGGTTGGATGGAGAACAATTCACAGATTTTCTATGGCAAAGTGTATTGGTTGATTTGATAGTAGCGTATCCTGTCACAAAGTTGATTATGAAACTCAAACCAAGAATAGAAAAGGTTACTTCACTTCGACATTGACTCGTTTA